ATGAAAAAATCAGAATTAAGACAAATGATTAGAGAAGAAATATTGAAGGAATCGGGAGGCCATCACTATAAATATGGAAAGAAGTGGTACGGCGATACTGGGTTCGTACAATTTAGTCAAGGTGCCCTACCAAACTCAGAATTGAAACACATGGGATTTGGCGAGTTTTATTTAGAGACCCCAGACGGCAATGTTCAATTCGCCCGTGGTGGAAAAGAGTTTACTGGACAGGTGGGTAGGTCTCATGAGATATATGATGACGCTAATGGTAAAATCGTTGCTAAGCTTATCAAGGCAATGGAAAAGAAAAAGAAATCTGAATTGATGAAAGACTAACCTAAATGGCATCACGCAGTAAACCACTCCCAGTAGACGAACGACACACAACCGGTCGTGTAGTTAATCGGGCAGAACAGGTATCACGCAGAGATGATACAACGAATAACGTATCCGTCGGACTGATGGATATAGATTCTGCTGTGATGTATTATTTTGCGGAGGTCATCAAACCTTCAGTTGTTGATAACGGAGAGATGGTTCAGGTGCCGGTTTTATATTCCAACCCCGAGCGTTGGAAATCTGCACAGATTGATGGATACATTCGAGACAATAAACGTCAAATAATTTTACCGGCAATCACATTCAGGCGCACAACCACAGCTAACGATGATGCAATGTCTATGAACGCATTGGATGCAAATGACCCCAAACTTCATTACGTGTTCGAGCAGAGATATTCCGATAAGAACAGATACAACCAACTTCCATTGCTTCAAGGTGAGCAGGCGTCCCGAGAATTTTATAAAGTCGCCGTCCCAAAATATGTGACCGTCGAATACGATTGCATTATGTGGGCGACCTACATTGAGCAGATGAACAAACTCACCGAAAAAATTAATTATTCAAGTGGGGCATATTGAGGCGAGCCAGGACGGTTCAAATTCCGCTCAGAAATTTCAAGCTTTGATGATAGCACGGAAGTGGGCGACGGCGAGCGTATAAATAAAACTACATTCTCGTTGACCATTTCAGGGTACTTATTACCCGAGTCATTCAACGAACAGATAACAACACAAAGGGTTTTTTCACCTACAAAAACAATTATGTCATTTGGAGAAAAAACAATCATAAAATAAAAGTTTATACTATTTATATTAAATAACAACAATAAAGGAGAAATGTTATGGCCGATAATGCAATTAAATTTACAGATGAACAGATGGAATCACTTAAAACTCTTAATCAAACATACCAACAGATTCAAGCAGAATTTGGAGCACTTACCGTGCGAAGCTTAGTGTTGACTCGTGAGAGCGATGCAATCGAAGCCCGTGAAGCTGAACTTGAAGCACTGTATGTTGAGAACACTCAGACCGAGCAAACTTTGGTTAAAGAGCTAACCGACCAATATGGCCCTGGTACGCTGAATCCGGAGACCGGAGAGTTTACACCATCCCCAGAGGCTCCAAAAGCGGAGTAATTAGCACAAACCTAAAAAAAATCACGTAAAACTGAAAAAAAATGCCAAAATAATATGTTTTGGCATTTTTGCTTTATATTTATTATAGTAGAAGAAAGTATTCTATTTATACAAGAAATTAACACAAGGAGAAATTAAATGGCAGAACGAATCGTCTCACCAGGTGTCTTTACATCTGAAACTGATGCGTCTTTCCTTCCCCAAGGTATTTCAGAGATTGGAGCCGCAATCATCGGGCCGACCATTAAAGGTCCAGCGTTTGTTCCAACCATTATCAGGTCTTGACCTGAATTTGAAGATATGTTCGGGAGTACGGATTCACGCTTTTATACACCATATGCAGTTGAGCAATATTTGCAAAGCGCAGGAACAGTAACAGTAGTTAGGGTTCTTGGAATTGGTGGTTACTCAAGTGACTATATGGCACTTCAACTTTCAAGCTCTCGTGGTTTGGAAACAGCCGCAGTTCTTGCACCATCACGAGGTGGAAGCGACGGAACCGCAACATTGACAGGTAGTAGCATTACAGGTGGCTGGGCATCCGCCGCACTAACCGTAGCCGGTGCAACATCACGGGCATACACAATTTCATTCAATACAGGTAGTGCAAACTATATTACCAACGTATTTAGTGATAGTCCACAAGTTCAAAAATCAGGATTGAATACAGTAGAAGTCTACCTGTATAAGAACTATAAAACATTTCAATCTTCAACTGGACTGGACCAATATGCAAGTGCGTCTATCGCATCCGCATCATTGGATTTCTCCGGAATAGATTATTCAAACGCATATACCCCATACATTCAATCACAGTTAATCAATGGTGCAAGGTATAACCTGTTCAAGGTTAAAACTCGCTCACATGGTACTGACATCAATGACAAATATAATGTTGTTATTTCTGATGTAAAGGCCGCTGGAACAATAACTGGTACAGATTATGGTTCATTTACATTGCAGGTTCGTAAGTTAAAACCTAACTCATGGAAGCAATCAGATGAAGTAATTGTTGAATCGTGGGATAGTCTTACCTTTGACCCAACAAGTGTAAATTATTTTGCACGTGTCATCGGTGACAGATATGTAACAACAGATTCCAACGGAAACCTCACGTATAATGGTGATTGGCCTAACCTGTCAAATCATATTTATGTTAGTGATTTTGGCGACATTGCGGACGCAAGTATTCCTAAAATCGTTTCACCAATGGGATTTGCGGCAATTAGCAACACTGCCCCAACGACAACCGCTGTACCTTCAGCATCATTTGTGACATCACAGACAGACAATAATAGTTCGTTCAATTCAAACTACTACTTTGGCTATGATTTTACCAATGCTGATAACAGGCAATATTTGGGAGCAATTCCAACGTCGGCAGGAACCGGTAGTAACGTATCAATGAGTTTAGAAGATATGACCGGAACGGCTGATGCAAGTACCTTGGGTACACCATATGCATCCGCTTCACAGGCAGTCACATTAGCTAACTCGCATATCAAACAGCGTAAATTCTCAGTACCACTTCAAGGTGGTTTTGACGGAGACAATCCCGCAAATCCAAAATTGACTGGTGCGAATATCGCAACAACTAACACTCAAGGATTTGATTGTGCAAACTCACTTTCAAGTGGTTCAGTGGCATACAAACGTGCTATTAATGCCGTAAGTAATCCAGACGAATTTGATATCAATTTGATGTTGATTCCTGGGGTACTTCACAAATTCCATAGCTCGGTAACCAATCATGCTATTACGAAAATTGAGGCTCGTGGAGACACATTCTATCCAATGGATTCATCGGATATTGACGATAGTGTTTCAACCGCAACAAATAATATCGCATCATTGGACACTAACTATGCAGGAACATACTATCCATGGGTTAAGATTGTGGATAGAAACACAGCATTGCCACTCTGGGTTCCACCTTCAGTTGTAATGGGTGGTGTTATTGCATACACCGATAAGGTTTCTCACGAATGGTTTGCACCCGCAGGCTTGAATCGTGGAGGTCTTACAACCGTGCTTGAACCTAAGACACGCTTGACACATGAAGAACGTGACGACTTATACGAGAACCGTGTAAATCCAATCGCAACCTTCCCAGGTCAAGGAACAGTAGCTTGGGGTCAGAAGACACTTCAATCATTGCCATCGGCTCTTGATAGAATCAATGTTCGTAGACTTTTAATTAAGTTGAAGAAATACATTGCATCTTCAAGTCGTTACTTGGTATTTGAAGGCAACGATTCTGTGACACGTACACGCTTCTTGAATATGGTTAATCCATATCTTGAGTCAGTGCAACAGAATAGTGGTTTGACCGCTTTCCGAGTTATCATGGACGAGAGTAACAATACCCCAGAGGTAATTGACCGTAACAAGCTTATTGGTCAGATTTGGATTCAGCCTACCCGCACAGCGGAATTCATAGTGCTTGATTTCACAGTCATGCCAACAGGAGCTACTTTCTCAGCATAACAATACAACCTAATATAAACCTAAAGCCTCGATTTTTTCGGGGCTTTTTTATTTTTATGCTTGCACTGGGATATGTGTAGTCTTATATTGTGACATGGAAGAGGAGACCAACAATATGACCGCACTAACCCAAACCGATGCACTAAAGTATATTTTAGCGGGAAATTCAACCTTCACCGTTAAAAATACTGAATCCAGAAACAGGTTTACATTCAAAGTCCGCAAACCCAAGGAAAAGGATGCGACTGTTCATTTTGTGTCAGTAATGTCCGGCACCGATTCATATCAATATTTGGGAACAATTTTCAATTCAAAAGATTACTATCATGGTAAAAAGAGCAAAATAGCGGCATCCGCACAGTCAGAAAAAGTATTTCAATACATTTTTAGCAAACTCATTACTCAGCGGTTGTCATCCCTGATAGCAATATTTCATTCAGGTACATGCGGTAGATGTGGGCGGAAATTAACCGTGCCAGAATCAATCATTTCAGGTATTGGACCCGAATGTGCAAAGAGGGTTGATTGATGACAAGGGTAA